TTGATTGGTGTCACTGGTTACTCCAGAACCTCCAATTTTCTCCCAATCGGATAACAGAGAGCCATCATTTTGTTTGAGTCTATACAATACGAGAGCATCACTATTATATGCCAAATCTCCTATCTCTGCGGGAGAAAATGTGGTGATATCAGGATTCGATCCTTTAAATTTATTACCTGTCAACACTCCCCCATTATTGGCACCATTACCGATAAAAAGACGTTCAGTATCAGTAGTGAACGCGAACTCTCCAGAGTTTAAAAGGACGTTTAAACGTTCAGCATTCGTTCCTTGACGAGCAAGCAACTTTAAAAGAGTGTCGTTTGTAATTGATATTGCCATATTAGTAAGTGAAGATTGGAACTGCAAATCTGTTTATAGATTTTCCTGTTTCGGAGGTATAATTTCCTGCAAAGGTGATGAATCCAGCGGATGAGAGAGTTATCGTAACAGAAGAAAGACCATTACTTGATAATGCAGTGAAGCTGGTGAGCTTTATACCCGGAACAATACCATCCGTAGTTTGAGATGGACTACCGTTAAATATGGATGACAGGGAATTACTGGAATTTCGGGTCGAATTACCAGTTAAAGTGTCATAAATCGAATCTGCGATACCATCCTTGGAAATAGCCTCCCAATTTCCTAAAATATTTGGCGATGTTTGTAATTGATAAATTACTTTATCAAAAGATGAGGTATCTCCAAGTTTAGCATTCAAAGCACTCAAGGCGTTATAAGCTGATACTGGAAGATGTGATTGGGTATTCAATCCATACGCAGAAATTCGTGTGTAATTAGCCGATAAAATACCAGATCGAAATGTGAAATCGTTCGGAGATACTGTTAATGAAATCGGTTTTCCATTACCACCACTCAATCCATTTGCAAAGGATGAAGAAAGAATTTCCCGTGTGGTGATCCCTCCAGTCTTAATGGAAAGCTGATTTGATGACAGTTCAAAGAAATTGGTTCTATAATTTAATTGAATTTTTCCATCAATGATATTAACACCATTTGTAACAGTATTTGGATTGATTTTGGATGCCGATAATCCACTAACTGCCATATTCACTGTGGAATTTGTATATACAAATTCAGAAGAGAATTTGGTTCTCATATCACCCCAATTACTAGCAGAGCTATAAGGGGATGCTGTCAGTTGATACCAAATGGAATTAACCGATACCAGATCACCAACTTCCGCCAAAGTGGTGCTAAGGCTTGAATAATTGGTCAATGGTGGGTGAACTTTACTGGAAACTGGATTACCTCCACTCAATACACCGTTACCAATAAACAGGCGTTTGGAATCCGTTGCATGGACAAGTTCTCCTTGGTCAAAACGTGTTGAATTAATCTCTGCGTTTGTCCCTCTGCGAACCTTGATTTTTGAAATGTAAATATCAGCCATATTATGTTAAACGTTTCCAGATATAAACACCGAAGTATGGGGGGATGTTGTTATGTGGTTGATCACCACCAGTCGATTGTGTTGTTAAAGTGCCACCTTGATCCCAATAACCTTTATTTTCATCATTATCCCTATCTCCAACATATGCAAAACTTGTAAGATCGTGAGTATGTGATGGCATTTCAGTAACAGTTAATCTGTGCGTGTATTCTCCAATGGAGGAATCATCTCCAGCCAGTAAAATTTGATTCGTGAGGTTTTTATCAGCACCCGTACCAACTCCAGCGAGGAATTTACCTTCCGAAATCTTACCCCAAGTAGTTCCCACAAATCGAGTTTGGGGATTAACATCCAAAGTATCAAGATAAACTGCACCAACTGGATAAAGATAATCAATGAGAGTAAATCCAGCTATGTTGATACAATCCGCTGATAAACACCCACTAATACTCGCGCCGTTTCCATCAGAACCCAACTTTAAAGAAGATTTGTTACCCAATCCGTCATAAACAGGGGGTAGGTTTGCTCCAGATAGTGGAACATTTGCAGTGTGTAGAACACCTTTGTAACTATCAGCGACGAATAAATTGGTTAAATCAGGTAGAGCCATATTGTTATTTATTGTTGCGATGTTAAATTAGCAACTAATTGTTTTTGCAAGTCTGTCAACAGCGTTAAAATCCGCTGTAACATCAAAACGTTGACAGTTTCATTGCCATTCATATACAGATTATTGGTGTCATATGTGATTTCTCGAATTTTATTCAAAAACACATCATTTTTGCCGATTGAATAGGAATTGGTGGCTTTGGTGTATAATGTTAATATATCTTTCAAAATATATGAGATTGTTTTATTTAAAAACAGTCCAAAAGATGTGTCCGAACAACGAATACCGTCATATGTTTTTATTAAATCTAAGGGAACGGATGATAGATACGAATTTAATATATTCTGGCGAATTGGATAGATTCTGCCAGAATTTAGAAGAAACATATAATTCTTATCTGATTTGGTAATACTATCAAACATGTAATTTGTGAAAAAATTGGAATCCGTTGTTTCCGTGTTCCATTTCAACACCCCATTACCGAATTTTTGTAAATAATTCTTAAATGTTTCTTTCTTCACATATTTCAAATTGTTTTCTCTCATTTGCCCCACTGGATACGTGGGATTAGAGATCATACGGGTATGAGATTGGGCAGTACTATTCAAATAAAACACGTTTGAATCATAGGTTGAAAACGAAATTCTATAATTATCACTATCATTGAACTCGAAAATTTCTCGATCAAATAAAGTGTTCTCCATATCAAGAGGATCAAAAAATGTTATATGGAATTTTTCAGATTTTTTATGTAGGATGAGGACACAATCATCAATAACCCTAATATTAACATCCAATAGTTGATCGATACCAATAGATTCTAAATCATAGTCAACAATTTTATCGGTCGAATATTTATTTCGAAGAGTTAAGTTATTACCTTCAATGGATGTTCGGTAATTGTTACCAAACCGTATGAATTCCGTGGAATATTCTGTGAGGTTATAAAAATTTCGACTCCATTTACCGATTAAATTTTTAAATTCCTTCTGTGTTCCCCAAGTGAGAATTTCGGAATCAACATCTCCCAATTTAATATTATCCACTAATACCAGAGTATCACATTCAATATAGTTTATGGCATCATAAACCTTCAAATCACCATTTACAATGATGGTAATCTTGTCTTCAAATTCATCGTAATCAATTCCATATACCTCTTCGGATATTTCCAATTCCTGAACAGAATATTCAATATACCCTTCATCTGTAAATGATCCTTTAAGCGTGTAAAGTTCAAAACCAGTTGAACATAGATATTTGAATGTTTGATCAGATTTTACGAACAATGCTCCATATTTAATTTTTTCAAGAAATGCCCATTCAATTTCATAGCGAAACGGGTCAATATGGGAGATGTTTTTCTTTCCAAGCATGAGATCATCGTTTCTCATGTCAACAATGGTGGATGACAACCCGTAATAATGAGACTCGTTTTCTGTAAAATTGATAATTTGAGGATTATTAATTACCAAAGATTTGAAAACGATCAGATTATTTTGATCGATAATGGATAGTAATCTCTCCATCTCAACTTTATTGAGAACATCGAAAACATTGGCGGTCATATTTGATGCTTCTGTGATGGAATCAAATTGATTATCAAATTCCATCTTATTCAGATAAAAATCCGAAATGAACGTGTTTTTCGGAACAAGTTGTTCTGATGTTGTGCTTTTTTTGCGTTCGGTGTAAGCAACGCCATCTTCAACATTAAAGAATCCAAAGTAGTTCACACCGTTTAGTGTAAATGCTTCACCTGACGAGAATTTAAAAAATGATATCATGAAAGTATTAGATTATTTATTTCGGTTGTTAGCGGAGAGCGATCAACAATCTCCGATGTTATCCTATTGCGAAGTCCATCCATATCAGTGTCTTCCAATTCAACATTTTTGATGAATATGTTGACGAAATTGGATTTATAAGCTTGGTTGTTACACACACTTTGAAGATATTCCACGGTATCAGTGCTGTTTCTCATACCACAAGGTAGTGTGATTGAAATGGGATCAATAACAGATTCTCCATCAAGCATTGGGGTAATGAAAGCGATATTTTCCGATGTATATTCTGCGGTTATCCCAATTTTTGATAATATGTTTTGTGAGAAAATATCCACACCATTCAAGACAAAATCCCCAAATACCAATCGTTTGCCAAAAAATTGATTTCTATCAAATGTATAATAACCCACAATTTGATTGTTTAGGAAGAAGTATAATTGTCCAGTAATGGCATCAATGGAAAAACAAATGAAATTGCGTTGAAATGGTTTATATTTCACTGTTTCGCTAAAAGTGATGATTTCAACAAATCCGGGATTGTAAAGATTCATGGTAAAAATTAGATCACTTCCTTGTTTATCAATTGAAAGCCCTCCATCGGTGTTATTTCTTTTACTTTTAAATGTCCAATTTTGCCCATCGCCTTCAAAATAAAATTTTACTGTGAATTTACCAGCGTCATTCAATTGTTTGAAATAATTGATATTGTTTCCTGTTGTCGTCAGGGATTGACACGGAGTTATTACCACTAGATCATCGGTGTTTACTTCCACTTGAATTCTTTCGTATGTATATTTGCCATTCGGCACAAATAACATATCACTTTTCTTATCAAACACGGTGAAAGATGAGAGACTGTCCTGTATTGAACTATTTCCAGCCACCAGTTTCTCCACGACATCATCATATGTTAAATTAAAAGTATTATCTCCTGCCAGTGCAGAGGATTTTTCAATCAAATCGGGATAATAATAACGATCCACCCACACTTTATCGCTACCAAGGGGAGAACCGGATAACCAAGTGCATAGATATGTCTGTCCATCGTCATAACTCACTGAAATATCGGAGCGATACACTTTATCTGCATATTCGGGAGTAGGATATCCAAATGCTCCCGATTGTACGAATTTTGTATCGTTGATATTGATCCTATTGAATGGTGACATGTTATCTGGTGCGGTAAAGCGATTCAATCCGGGAAGAATTTCATATGATTTGTTATAAAACACATAATTCAGAGCCAAAGTTTCGTCTTTTTCAGTATCAATATCATTAAAAATGGATGTATAATTCCGCATACCATTCACAAAAAATTTCAAATCTTGAGATGACAATAGGGTATTTCCCGATGTGAATGTGTTATCTTGAGATAGTTGATTTTTTAGAATGATAATATCCGTTGAATCATTTTCCCTATGCAATAGATAATTGTTTTCCAAGTCTTTTAATATTCCGTTTTCCGATATGGTATTATCGTCTCCATATTCAACATAAGAAGTATTGGGGTTGATATTGAAATCAGAATATATGTCTTTGCTTAGGTAAATTGGATTTGCATACACACTCGCTTTATTTGCAGATGTGGATGGTGATAGTGTGAGTAGATTTCCGGTTTTTCGGACAAAATGAGTAACCCCTGATAAGGTTTGAAATAGAAATATCGCTTTATTTGGACGGGAGTATATGTATTTGAAATCAAATGCAGTCAATCCCAGATTTTGAGTATAAAAATTCAATTCATCATCAGCATTTTTAGTCAAATAATACTTTTTGTAATCATAATATTGATAAATATCACAAACATTGTTAGCTTTTAACGTAATCACGAAATTTGTCGGTAAAGCATCCCCATCGGCAGTGAAATTATAATTGCCATAGTATTCACTCTCATTGTAAATGCCTAATAACCCCAATCGTCTGGCATCAGCTTTTTGAAATGTTAGAAAATTGCCCCCAAAATTCAAATTGGTTAATAAGGATTCTGATTTTAATGTTTGATCTTCCTTTTCCAGAATATTTGATATTTTCGTGTTTCGGGTCATCAAAAAATTGGTATAATTCTTATTTTTTACATCCACGATACCAGAAAGGGCGTTGTAAAACGTCAAGGTGTAATCCCCTTGATAATATCTTGAAAAATTTTGAAACCTCACATCCTCCAAATTTGAGGAAAGAGCAACGGATTCACAGGAGGATAATTTATCAAACAAAATAGCCACAAGATTATTTAACGAGTAGTTCCACTAGATAGCCTCCCTCATCCGTGACTAATTGATGTATTTTATTACCATTCTGCAAATAATCAGTATTTACAAGTCGAACATCGCCAACTGAAGTGGCATAATCATAATTTGTGATTGATAAGGGTAGTGTAAACGTGGATATATTTGAATTGGTATAATATAAGGAAAATGTCGCCGTCAGCGTTTGGCTCGTTGAAACAGTCGATGGAAAATATTCATGGGTGTATCTATCTATCAGCAGAGACGAAAAGATATTGGAAGCAATATTTTGGTTTTGTAATATGTCATTTTCAAAGAAATCCTCGACCCCATCTCCCCATTGAATGATGAGATGTGTTGGAAAAATCCTTTCCGTTGCTCCAGACAGCGATATTGTCAATAATGTATTATCAACTAACCCGATTGTGGGAGATGTGGTGGTCTGGTTGGTATTCAGGGAAGACAGTGATAGGAATTTGGTATTCATCGTTGTTTGATTTGCTTATGATTCATCATGGATAAAGGATTCAGCTTGAAGTCAAATTCCTGAATGATGAATTGACTATCTGCCGTTTTCATAAGGAATGAAATGTTATATTGATCAGAACGATTATTATATGTGAATATGGGTTCTTCCGCTTTGATATATGTATTCAAACCACCAGATATCGAGTAGAAATTGGTTAATCCACCCACGGAATAGATTTTTCTGGTATTTTTTGTAGTATCAATTTCATATATAGTTGGATATATTTTGAAATTGTTGCTTGATATCGGGTAAGTATCGGTGTCAATCAGAGCATAATATACCTTATCCCGTTTCTTGAATCGTTTGGATATTTTCTGGTAAGGATTTGCATTGAATGTCGTAACATATGTTGATTCCTTGGGATTTACAAAGTCTCCATTCTCAAATAGGATTTTTTGAGCGATGAGGTTGTTGTTGGTTTGGATGAACATGGTGTCTCCCACAATTTCAAACGAATGAATACCTGATAATTCGTTGTAAACCGAACTCAACAGAGTTGTGGATAGGTAATTGAAAGTCGTTTGAAATGGTTTTACTTCTTTGGTATATGCGTTTCTAACGTATAAGGTGCCAGTGGATGATAACCTTGTAAAGTAATTCTCAGTTGGGGAAGATGAAAGATTATAAACACTGGATTGCAATACCGTGGGATCGTAATAGATGGATGGAAATTGAAAAGGTGTATCACACAAAGAGAACGTTGCTTTTCCACCATCGATCATGAAGGTATTCACTTCATCAGGAACGATTTCTTGGGTTGCATTCGCAGTTAAAGTTGGATATGAGGGATCAACCAATGCTCTTCGGAGAGGGGATGAGTCATGGACACCTCCTTCAATTAGACGAGAGTAATAATACGTCCCACTGAGAGGATACCCACTTAAATCAGATGATATGGTATCAGTTACGGGAACACCATCACGGAAAACACTATAACCTTCCAGAATTTGACAATTTGGGTAAAAATCGGGAGGATATACGAAATTATCCGTGAATTTTCCTCCGAAAAGGATGTAATGTCTGGAGAAATCGGTGGTGAATCTTCCAGTGTATGAAGATAATCCCGATCTTGTGGTGTATGGGAAGGTGGAATCATCAAATGTGGAATAGTTGAAGGCGTATCCTTCTCCATATTTGAAATCATAGAAGGTATGTCCATCTAGAATATAATATTGTTTTTCCGTTTCGGGGATTACCTCAATAGTTTGCTTAAAGCTTCCATCATTTTTAAACAATCCATAGAGATTGTTGTAGATGTCTTCCTTTGCATCCTGAATGTAACCTGATTCAAATATCTTATCCAGATATTTTGAGGGGGTATTTTCCGTTTGGGATATATAACCGTAATATTGGGAATCGCTTTTATCGCTGATCGGTTGATTCTTGGCATTTCCCGATGAATCATCGCGTTTCAGAAATAAATCATTATTGACAAATGTTAGAACACCATCATTATTACCCCTAATATCAGGATCAGGAAAATAATAAATCGTATTGGGTTCCAGATTGTCAAAATTGAAGGAATATGCAGGTCTTTCCCCATCAATCAAAATAATGGAGAGCTTGTGGGGACGGAAGAATCCCATTTCCATGGGTGTTTTGAATTCTTTCCTCTGCGTGGATGCGGTCGTGGGATATTTTGTGTTGAAAAAAGAAGCTGCTGGATTGTTGGCATCCAACATCTTACCGGAAACGAAATCATACACTGTGGAACCAGTTGATAGATAATAATAATTGGAAGATATGTATTTTTCCGTTAATTTTCTCTTATTATCCAATAGGGAATTACCCTCTTTCAATTCTATCAGGGAAGACGATACTCCTGCAAACACTTCAGGAATGAGTTCCGCATTGGTTTTTAGAAAAATATCCAACCCATAATCCAAATCCTTGTTATCATATATCTGATCGTTGGGAGTTTGGTTGAAGTATTCAGGATATGTCTCATATAGTTCCTCAATTTCAACCTCCAGATTGGTTTTCAAATCAGTAAAATCATAATTGATCTTACTATTATCAAGATTTTCCAAATAATTGATGGTGATATCTTTAATATCCTTGGTTAATCCGAAATTTGTGCCAGAAATTCTCTTTTTAGTGATCTGGAATTTGGCTTCTTCTCGTTTTTTATTATAATATTCCGATATTTCAATCAATTTTCGGGAATAGAAAGGAATGGCGATGTCAAGATCAAGGGGATCGTTGAAATCCAACTTGGATAGGAACTTCTGTTCTTCCAAAGTAGTATATTCCAGATTGACATCCTGAATGAACTCCCGATAACGCTCAATGATCACGGAATTATCATCTACCGTCTTGGTATTCTTCGCAAAATTCCATGCCTTTAGGTATGCTGTATAATAATCCTGATTTTTAGACGGATTGAACGATACATCCATCGTTTTAATGAATTGGAGGAACGAGAGTGGCGTATTCGCATCCAGAGCATCACGAACCACCACATTTGGATTGGTGATGGACTTGGGAATGTTCGGATATCCTAATGATGCTAGAGTCATTAGCATTATTTAACCCAGATGATACAATGATAAAGACTGATATAGGGTATCACGAAAAGAAATGTTCATCATTTCTGAATTGTAATCGAAATCGAATTCTTCAAAGATTGGTTGGGATGTTTCGGTGAGTATGGGTTCCCCATTTTCACCTCTCAATACGTGTTTGGATGAGAGGTTATCATAAAGGGTATAATTATACACGATGGTATTATCAACAAGAGTATTTTCATATCCCGATTGGTATTCAAAGAACAGGTAATACTTCTCCAAATCGGAATATTGGTAGATATCAGGAAGAACCAACGGCCAACCCCAATTTGCGTTATAACCAGATAACATGTAAGCACTCAATCCGGTTTCTTCTGTGGGTTGTTCAGTATTCAATAATACATAACGATTTGAGAATTTCTCCAGAGCTACAATGGGAATTCCCGCTGATATGATGTATGTATCAGTGTTTATCTCGTTACCCAGATTGGTTCCAAAGATTTCCTTGGAAGAAAATCCCTTGATATCAAAATTCTCCTTGAATTTGTTGTTATATCCAATCAATTTATTTTTACTAATTGATCCCAAGTCTAGAATTCGTTTTATTTTCTCTGGATAAGTGAACAAGTTGGATTCAAACACATCGTTGTCAACGCCCGTCATTCTCATCTGTGAAATCAAGGGAAAAATCTCACATCTGTCCACATCTTGAGTGTTTTCCACAAAATTAGTAATTTTTTCGTATATTTTCTTACCAAGTGTATCGTAGGAAGAACTGAGGGTTCCAAACACCGATCCCATGAAATCATCAAACAATACAGTTTTATCAAGAAGAAATTCTTGAAATCGCAGACTCTTAAATGTCTCTTGAGCATCAAAATCCTCGTTTTTCTTTTCAATAAATATGTAATTTCTTGGATATACATCAAAATAATCTGTGATACCCACTAAGGAATATGAACTTCCTTGGTTATTGGTTGTGGTTAAATTAGCACTCAACTGAACATAGTGTAAAACATCGTTCGTTTTTAATTTTATCTTACCCCTAGCCGAACCATAATAAGCTCCCACATCTTCCAATTCATAATAAGAAGAATTTACCACGTCTCCCCCCGATAATACCAGAACATTGACATTGGAAGCGGAAAGCAGGGGAAAGTTCTTGACGCTGAAATTCTCCGAATCCTTGATTTTTATAACAAATGGTATGTCCACATGGGAGAATTTTTTACCATCGATTTTGAACGAATCAATTTCATAGAACTCTCCATCCAATCCATTGCTGGTGATGGATAAATCCGCCACTTCATCGTTATCCACGATAAGGGCTGATAGGGAAATCTTGGTGTTATTTCGATTGTTGAGATATTCCACACTTCTATCAAAAAACAGGTCAATGTTGATGCGATTGATGGAATCATCCTTGAAATGAATATCCTTGGTTCCTGATACACCAACAAAAAACGAATTATTATCAGATTCAGTGGCATTGATCAGATTGGTTCCCGATATCTTGGCATATACCGAAGTATTATCAGTTGTAATGCGGTCAATCTCTTGATACTGGTAGCTTGAGAGGTAATTGTTGTAAATCTTCTCGTGGAAAGCATAGGTTTTATCCAAATGCCGGAATTTTGTAGATTCATCAAAATAGTAATCGCTGTTGCTTCCACTTATGCGGTAGAACAGGCTTGTGATCGGAATGGTGGGGGGATAATATGCTCTGATTGTGATAGGATCACTAATCTGTCCCAATTTCCATGATATATTGTCATAGTAAGGGGGACTGTCGAAATCTACGGTGAACGTGTGCTTGAGATAATCGATAATGTGGATGATCTTGTATTCCGTGGAAATCACCGCATTGGAATAGCAATCATATAGTGTGAAATTGACGACATATTTGCCGGGATTTTCCCAATACTTCTCTGCTGTTAAAGAACTGGAAATGGTTCCATCCCCAAAGTCCCACAAGACCCGAACGTAGCTGAAATCCTCCAGATCGGGAACGAACCGAAGCGGTGTCTGTTCCAGAGCATAGGAACTCAACACATTTTCGTTCTTCCAATCCAGAACACTAAATTCAATGTCGCTAAAGCTGCTCATTCGCTGTCTGTGATTAGGATTCTATCTCCGATTGTTTGTGGTCTGTAAAAATAAGGGAACTTGAAAAATGGGAGTGTGGTTGTCTGGTTTACGAACTCTTCATCCACCCCCTCATAGACCGGATTCCAGCTTATGAAGGAGATTCCATTGAATATCTCATTCCCATTGCGGGTTCTAATCTTGTCAACACCTTCCAACCCAAGAATTATGGATGTCAGGTCTGATAGATCAAGCCTTTGACCCAGAGAATTGTTGAGAGGGTTGAAGAAATCCAGAATAATGTTGATAATTCTTTTTTTCAGGTTCTCCTTGTTGATCTTGGAATTGGCTGTGCGAACGATTTCCAATTTGGAGGTGGAATACACATTTTTATCCGCCGCCTGAGCCGAATAACCAATATCAAATGCCACATAGATTGGATCACGGGGGACAACTTCATGACTAAGCATCTTCTTATCAAACGTGGAGTCGATGATAAGGTTTTTCAGGCTGTTTGAAAGGAATGAGGGATACTCTGCATCTGTTTGAACCACGAACTTGGGAACCACGAAGATATTCACGTTGTTGAAGTCGCAGGAATCCGCGAAATTAACCTGATTCAATATAACCCTATTGGATTTGTTGGGATCAACGCAGATACTATAGAAATAATCAATATATTCATCAATGAACCTCTTGTTGTTCACCACTTCCACTGATTGCAGCACGTTGGAAAGGTTTTTGGTGAGATATGTGTCATAATCAATCTCTGTCACAAGCCTAAGCTGCGAACTGAGATACTTGGGAACATTCTGACGAATCTGATCCACTGTCTCTCCATCGGAAATTGCCGTGGAATTGGCAGTATTGGAAAAATTCAAGGTGGCATTGTTTGTCAGGTCAATGATGGACGATGGATCAACTAAAATAACATCATTATAAATTGCCGTGAATTGGGATGTGTTGAAATTGAACAATTTATTACCATTGATGACGTTCTTGCTGATAATCCCTTTGTCATTATCGCTTAGGAGATAATAAACGGCAACCTGATCCCCCTCGACAAGTTTCTTACCAAACACATCATTACCAAATTTGATTTCATAGTGTCCGTTCTCATTGAGACGAACCGAATAGTATCTATCGGAATCGGGAGTGAGAAACAGATTATCAATTTCTTCGTATTCATACCAAGTTGCATCTCCCGCTTCTTTCACATAAACACTAAGAGTGCCATGGGCAATGAAACGATTATCGTTCTCATCCACCAGATTATCAACAACAACGGGGAAGGTTTCAAATTCCTTGCCTTCCGCCGTATAAATCGGATATTCCTGAACGGTTCCCTGATAGAGAATGAGATTGTTTTCAATGGATTCGATTTTCTCCGATCCGCTTGTGGTCTTCTCAAAGGAGAAATCGTTCAGGACAGTGTATTGGATGTTGTTGACAAGGAAATAGGAATACTTGCGGAGAGTGTAGTTCCCAGCCGCTAGGGAGGAACTGGCGGTGCAAGTGACGGGAACGAGGGACGTTTGCTTACCCGTAGGATTGTATCCCACAAGGTTCACGATCTTGTTCATGTTCTCATAGAGCGATGTCTGGGAGAAAAGAGCTTCCGATCCCGTCTGATTCAAATAGAAAAGCAGGGTATGATAGCTGTATGCGATAATATCGATGAAAGAAGCCAAATTGCTCCCCTCGTAATTCTGATCCGTGAATTTGGGATTCTCATTCAACCGTTGGATGATGAAATCTTTTAGGGATAACGCATCAAAGTTTATGTATGCGTTTTTAGGTAGGTTGTATTCCAGAGAATCGCTCATTGTTATTATTTAGATCAAAGAATTGAATAACCCGTGGAATTCAACTTTGATTTCAGGGAAAGCCCCTTGACACCCAGAGATGGAACATCAATTTGCAGGGACACATCATATTCCTGTTCATCCTCGTTACCCACTACACTCACGTTTTTCACAACAATGCGTGGTTCCGAACGAGGTAATTTTCTTTCAATATCATCCTGAATATCTTCCGCTGTGAATTCATCCACTGGTTCAAACAGATAGCGTCTCAGATCAATACCAAAGGTCGGATTGAGTATCTTTTGACCGGGAGATGTCAGAAATGCATTGGAAATGCTTGTCTTGATGGCTTCCACATCGAAGATAGCCTGAATATCCTTCAATTGCTCCTTACGATTGAGTTGGTTATTAAAAGAATACGAAGGTTCCAGATCAAATGACACATCTTTATACAGGTAATCGTTTTTCAACGATGCCTCATCAATCTTGGATGCTTGAAGTGATTTGATTTTGATGTTCATATGATTACCAGTCGGCGCATGAAAGAGCATTGGCTGATCCGGGTTTTGCGTCTTTGCAATTATGGCGTTTTCTAAATGATTTGCGGCGTTTTGGATTATCCTTTCCAACTCTTACACCAGCTTCACCCCAATGAATTCTTTTATATGAACCGTCTGGTTGTCTGGCACATTTAGTCCACTTTTTACCCTTACGATCACTGGATGCTTTTTTGGTCGGACCGTCACATTTCTTCGATTTTTCCAAAAACACAGCAACTTCTTGAAGATCAATCATGAAATCATTGATATCCACATCAAAGGATGCTGCATAAGCATTTGCCAATTCATCGAAGGATTCGGTGATAGCTGCCGCTTTGAGGGCTGTGACAAGCTTGATTGCAGCATTGGCTCTACCACGGATGGCTTGGAATCTTCCCTTGGCTAGATCAGTGAGCATTTTCTTACGATCTTTGTCGATTTTTTGTTTTTTAAGATATGTGAGTAGATCAGGACGAATTTCTTCCCATTCTTTCTCATTTTTAACGCCTTCCAAACGTTGAATCATGTCATCTCCTCCCCCAAGAGTCTTTGCACGTTTGGCTTGTTTCATGTTAAGGGAAATGGCAGGACTTTTCATGATCACATTATAAAAATAAGAAATCATTTTAAACAGGGGCAAGCTTCTGTAAAGTTGTTCGATGGAAATACTGTAATTATCCCCTCTTTTAGCTTCAAAGAAGTTATTTTTATATTCATCATAATTCTGCTTCTGCATATCAAGGAACAAAACCAAAGGATTCATATCAGAATTATCCGAAAATAACATTTCCAAAAGTTGAAGTTGTGTCTGAGCATCCTTGGCAACTTCTTTCTCAATCATATTAATATCCAATTCATGAAGAGGTATCGTTCTTTTCGGAGATTCTTCAGGAGTTGTCAGGATTTCTTCGGCTTGCTTTTTATAAAGTCTTTTGGCAGTATCACGAATCACTGCAAGCATCTGTTCCAGATAGCTATCGTTAATTTCCTCGTTTTCTTGAGAAACATTTTCAATGGATTCGTAAACATCATCTAATTCAGATTGTGCTTCATCCCGCAATCCTTTGAATTTTGTCAATTCATCCCTAAAATCCCCAATATCGGAATCTTTTTGTTTTTTGGGATCATTTACAATGGTGGGATCATTTACAATGGTGATGAGACGATTGATCCTCCCCCAAAGATTATCGATATGCTTTGGTTTGGATTTGATGATACTTTCCTGATATGCGGAGATTTGACGACGATTTTTCTCAAATCCTTTCATAATACCTTTCATTTGGTCTGCGAACACATCATCATTCTTGAGAAGTTGAAAAGATTTACCTAAAAGCTTAATAACATTGACTTGATCTGTCATACCTTTATCTTTAGGATTATGGGCTGGTGTTATATGAGAATTGGGATCGTAAGATGCAAAACTTGAAAGACTCATAACATCCGTTAAATTTTCTCCTTTATACTGGTCTATTGTTTTTCGTCTTCCTTCCCTGTCTCTATTGACCGGATTGTAATTTGATTTGCCTATTGGAGAAGACGAAAAACCAGATGGTCCAGCCGCTTGTTGGGCGTTGAATACTCTTTCCCCCGGCTTGGTTCCTTTTGCTTCAACCACTAAATTATACAAATCATCGAAGTTCATGTTAATATTTAGAGTAAATGACTAAATTTGTTGTTTTATGATAAGGTGTGAATAGATAGAAAGTTAGTTGGTAGGTAGGTGAAATCGATTCAATGACTAAATATATACATGAAAGAGACAGAGTATCCTAAAATGGCTGGTATTTATAAATTAATTTGTAATAACAACGGAAAGGTTTATATAGGGAAGACTGTAAATTTAAGCAAAAGACTTAATAGCCATAAAAATTGTGCCAACTCTAATAAAAATAAATATCGTTTACAAAACGCAATAGTGAAACACGGTTGGGAAAATTTTTCGGTTGAAATATTGGAAATTTTTGAAAATTTCAACAGGGTTGAAGATAATGATATTCTTTTAGCTAAAGAATCAGAATATATTAAATTGTTTAATTCTACTAATAATGATAGTGGGTATAATTTATGTGTTTATTCGACGGATACCAGCGGTAAAAAATTAAGTGACGATCACAAAGAAAAAATCAAGAAATCCTTGTTGGGTAGAACTTTTTCAGAAGAACACAAAGAAAAAATTCGTCAAGCCAATTTAGGTAAAAAAGTATCAGATGAAACTAAAGAAAAATTAAGACAGATTAATTTAGGTAAAACATATACAGAAGAAACAAAGGAGAAATTGAGAATTGTGAAAACTGGAGTGAAGCATACAATAGAATCGAAGGAAAAAATAAGAAAAGCTAATTTAGGTAAAAAACGTTCTGAGGAAACCAGAGAGAAAATAAGGATTGCAAAAAGTAGGGAAAATCTTTCTGAAGAAACTAGAGAGAAAATGAGAATCTCAAAAATTGGGGAAAATCTTTCTGAAGAAACCAGAGAAAAAATGAGACAATCTGCCAAAAAAAGAGGGATATCAATAGAAGCGAGGGAAAAAATGATACTATCTAATAAAATCAACAGACTTAAAAAAATAGAAGATATGAATAAATCATCTATTTGTAGCTAAATACCATTATGGGTAAAAAATTTGATGCTGTGTATGAGAGTGTTGTGCAAAGATCGGAAATTGGCGGTTTTTTGCCGGGGGACATAATAAAATTTCGTGATGGTTATAAAAACACCGAAACTTATAAGTTTATGCCATCCACTCTCAAGAAAGAAGTGGATGAACTCGCAACCTGTGGATTAAACATTAAGGTATGCCAAGTTGGAGATAAGCAATCGGGATATTCAATTGGAAATCAATTCAAACCAGCATCACAGATCGTTCTTACTATTGCTGCCGATCATGGCGGCGGTAGAACATATGGTAGAGTGGTT